ATAAGAGCCTCTTGACTTAATACATAAGCTGTTGAATAATCACTACTATCTAAATTCTTAAAGTCTTCCATTAACTTGTTATAAAACTCAATATCTTCACTCAACTCTTTCATCCAATACCTTTATAGTTCTATTTCTATTGTAGACATAGTCTATATAACCTTTCCTTTTTAATATCTTTAAAGATGTATGGATAGTAGCTGGACTATTTACTCCACACTCTGCACATATTTCTCTTATCGTAGGACTATAGCCATGTTCTTGGATATAGTCTTTTACTACATTTAAAGTTAATTGTTGTTTTTTAGTTAACTTATCCATATATACCTCCTAAAATGGAAGATCGTCATCCGTTATCTGAATCTGCTTTCCTATGTCAAACTCTGTCTTTGAATTGCCAAACTCTTCAAATGGATTCTTCTCTTCTTTTGGTTCTTCCTTGATTCCATCTTCTACAATTCCAAAATCACTACATCTGATAAAGAATACTGTTGTTGTTTGTGTTTCGCCCTTTAGTTCTTTTACTATCTTGTAAAAGCTTAACCAAGCATTCTTTAAGATTATTTTTGTACGGTTATCTAGTTCTACGTCTTTGTTAAATTGAATTGGTATGTAAGCATTGTCATAACTTCCATCGTTGTTCTTCTTTCCTATGGTGATTGTGTACTTTCCTTTATCATTTTTGAATACCATGTATTCTTTATCACTATTTATGTTCATCCTTAGACTCCTTTTCTTTTTTGCCTTTCTTATTGCAAAGCATGTCTAAGTTCTTTGCAAGTTCCTTCATTGATTTTTTTGCCTCGTTTTCTAATTCTTCTTCAGTCATAAATGCTACATCTATTAACTTTTTAGCAATCTCTTTTGGAAATCCATCTTCTAAAATCCCTTTTATTACTTGCTGTATTCCTGCGACCACTTCAAATGCATCACCATTTAACCAAGCTGCATCCTTTGTAATAATTACAGCCATCTCCTCATTCTTTAATATTCTTTGTACTTTCTTCATATTTCTAATATTTGTCATTTTCAAATTCCTCCTTTAAATCAAATATCTTGCCTTCTTTATCGTGGGGCAACCACACCATATAATAATTGTCTACTTTCTCTCCAGTTAAGTATTCAATTGCTTTATCATACATTTGAATTTGCTTATAACATTTTTCTCTGTTCTTTTTTAAGTTTGTGTTATATGTTTTATAATCAAATATAGCCTTTGTAGAGAACTTTTCTTCATTTTCCTTATAAAGCCTTACAAACTCATAAAACTCACTTGTAAAGCCTTCTGATCCATTTTTAAGATAGTTTTCTATTTCTTCGTGGACTATATGACCTTTTTCTCTAGCATATTCTAGGATGTCTTTATTAACTCCTATGTATGTTCCATCATCCAACAATTGAGTAACACTAGGAATTATTTCCCCATTTAATGTATAAGTCTTCAATATACTCTACTTGGCTTTTAAAATCTTTTATGCCAGTAATGAGATCACAGCATCCTGCATATTCTTCGGTATTAACAATTTTTTCAGTTAGCATCATATTCCCACCTACAATCATAAGAAGATTTAACTTTACCTTTTAAACACATCCAAACATTTCCCATTGAATATCCTTCTTTTATCACATCTCTAAGTGCTTTGTAATGCTTTATTTCTCCTGTCGTTCTATTTATAGACTTTACTGGAGTACATTCTGTTTCTCTTACATTATCTTTTAACGATAAATAGCATATATTTTCTAATTTGTTATTCAATGGATTTCCGTCTATATGATGAACAGTTAATTCACTTTCCCCTAAAAATGTTTTTGCTACTACTCTAGCAACACTTGTCCATGTTCTAGTTCCATCTGGATTCATTAAATCAATCTTTTTCCTTTTTCCATTTTGTGTATATTGAGGCTTTCTTATAACAATTTTATCTTTTCCGTGTACTTTTAAAGTTCTTATTCTTCCTAATGTAGAGGCTTGATATTTTCCCTCATAACCAGGAATGTCTTTCCACACCTCATTAGTGTTTACTATCTTTTCCGTTAACATTTGTCTTCCTTTCAATTAGTGCTTTAGCATCTTCGTAAGTAATGTCTTCTAATTTATCTATCTTGTAATACTTAATAAGTGCTTTCATATTCTCTTCAGGAACTAATTCTTTTATTTTTTTGATTTGTTCTTCATCAGCTTTCTTAATAGCTTCTTCTTCAGGAAGATCTTCACCGGCATAAATGTATAATCCTAATCCGTGTCTTGCTAGTGCTTTAGTAAGGCTTCTTTGAATAGTCTTATTAACATCAAATGAAGTTATATTATCTAATGGAATAGATTTATTCTTAAAATCCATTACTGGTAGTTCTTCTATATGCTCAACGTCTTCTATAGTTACTCCAGTCTTAACCCAAGCAGTATTTCCATCAGTAAAATAATTTACAGGGCCAAATTCAGTTTCTCTTTCGTAAATTGTATAATTTGCTGTAGGATGTAGTTTCTTAACTTCTCCCCAAGCCCAAGCCCAACTTAAATATGTTAGTCCGTTCTTCTTTTCAGTTTTATCTGATACGTTTATGTTATTTAACTCAGTAAAGTAATTTTTATTCTCCATTTTCTTTCTCCTTTTGTTCTTTATTTATTTTTTTAATTGCATTCATTTTTTCTACTCTTAATTTGGTTTCTTCTTCTTCAAGCTTATCATCATAGCATTTTTTAACTATTGATTTATAAAAATCCATATCTACCATTTTAATAAACTTTAATAAGTCTTCACTAAATCTCCAATCACACTTAATACTTACATTTTTATATTCACTATCTAATTCACAATGATTAGAAATAAATTCTTTTATCTTCTCTAATAACCATTTATCGTTATCGCTTGGTTTTTCTTTTAAAAGTAATTCTTTATATTCACTCATTGTAATAGTTACATTTTTTTCTTTTATATTATTTCTCCAATCTATATCTTTTATATTTTATTTTTCTTCCAACTCTATTAGTTCCGTTTATCCATTGGTCAGTAATATTGTATCCTTCGTTTCTAAGTTCCATTATGTAGTGTTGTGGATCAGTTATTCCCAACTTTAATACACTCTCTAATGTTGTAATAGTTTTATTTTTTTCTAGGTATTCTAATAGTCTTTCTTTTTGTCCCATTATTTCCCTCCAATTCTTTTTTCTTATCTACGCACTCTTTTTTTGTTCCTTTAAATATTCCTTCAAAGTTCCATCCGTGCTCTGTTGAGCTTTCTAATACTAAGATATGTGTGTTTTCTCCTTCAGGATATTTGCTAGGCTCAACTCTAAACTTTATCTTCCTTTCCATATCTATACCTCAATTTCATAATATTCCATATCTTCACTATTCGTATAATCACTTAAGTTGTCTCTTATACACTCTAGGATTTGTTCTCTATCCCAATCTTTAGGAAAAGGAACTTGCTCCATTGAGTATGTTATGTTTATAGTTATATCTACATATTGCTCGTTTTCTGGTGGCTCAGGATAACTTCCTGCTCCTAGTCCCATTGTTTCAATTTCCATTTATCAATCTCTCCATTATCTTTAATTTTTTAAAATCATCATCAGTAGCATAAGGAACACCTTTATATGTAGGTAATTCTCTCCTATTTGCTGCTGTTAATATATCGTTTGGTAAAATGTCTTCTAATACAGCAGTATCTTTATAAACACTAAATAGTAGTTTCATTTTTCCATAGACTTTTTCAAATAAAGTGTCTACTGGTAATTCAACTTCATAATGTCCTTCCTTTTTTCCGTCTCTTTTTAAGGCTGGATAAAAATCAAAAATTAAATATTTATAATTCTTCATAAAGTATTTTCTTAATGCACGTTCTTTTTTCTTAAATTCGTTTTCATCAAGATAAGTTATGATTGCCATATCTATTCCTCCAGTTCTAATGTTGTGTCATCCACCTTTCCTTGAGCTATTTCTAATAACAACTTAGTGTCCCATATTCCCATGTCGTCTCTATATTTCCCAATTGATTCATCCCACTTTGCGTGATCTATTATATTTTTATCAGTAAAATATCCTTTTCCATAATTAACTATTAATGGTTTATGTTGTTCAATTGCGACCTTCAACTCTTCTAATGAATTCTTTGTCTTCATCACTTAGCTCATCCTCCTCTTTATATTCTTGTCCAAACCAACTAGGTG